ACGCCGACCCCCGAATCATGTCCGCCAATCCCGCCGCCTGCGCCCGGGTCAGCCAGCGCTCGGCTTCCACCGGGTCCGTCGTTCCCGCCAGCCCACGGGCCAGATATCGCCCGAGCATGAGCTGCCCATACGGATGTCCGCCTTCGGCCGATTGCCGGAACCAGTTCTGCGCGGACGCGCGGTCGGCGCCGGCGCGATCGCTCTCGGCCAGCACCCCCAAGGCGAACATCGCCCCGGCGTGGCCCTGCGCCGCAGCCTATCGAGGTCAAGCGGCGCCGTGGCAACCCCGGCAAGCGCTCGCTGCCGAACCCCGTGACGACCATCGCGCCGATCACGGTCATCACGCGCCCCCAAGACGAGCCGGCGGATGGGACCGAACTCATTGCCGCGCTGCTCGCTGCCGGGGCTGCGGCCTGGATTGGCACCACCGACCAGCTCGCCACGCTGACGCTGCTGCGCGATGGCTGGGACACCCGCGCCCACCTCCGTCGCGTGCTGACTGACGAGGGCTGGTCCTACATGGCGTCATCCGAGCAGGGCGGCGAGCGGTGGTATCCGCGACCTGAGGCGGCCCAGCTCCGCGACCTGGAGAAGCAGATCACTGTATGGCTGTCGCAACTCGGCCTCAATCCCGCCGACCGCGGCCGCCTGGGGCTGGCACAGGTCAAGGCACAGAGCAAGCTGGAGGGGATGCGCGAACGGCGCGCACGTCTCGTATCCGCGGCTGGCCGCCCCGCTGGCTGACCCCGGTCCCTGCCACCGAGATACGGGCCGGTGAGGGCGACCTCGTTGCCGACTTTATTGACCAGCACTGCCGCATCCACGAGGACTCGTGGGCAGGCCCCAAGGGCGATCCGCTCGTGGTCCGCCCATGGCAGCGGGCGGCGCTCCGCCACATCTTCGCCCGCGGAGTCGACGGTCGCCGCAGGCATCGCGTGGCGCTCTACGCGACCGGCCGCAAGAACGGCAAGACGTCGCTCACGGCCGGCGTCGCGCTCTACGGGCTCACCATGGAGGGCGAGGGAGCCCAGGTCATCGGCTGCGCCGCCGATCGCGAACAGGCCAAGCTCATGTTCAGCGCCGCGAAGCGCATGGTGGAGCTCGACCCGGACCTGTCCGACGAGATCCGGTCTTTCAGCCACGTGCTGGAGCACAAGGCGACTGGCTCCGTCTACCGCGCCGTGTCCAGCGAGGCGTACACCAAGGAGGGACTGAGCCCCACGCTCGTGGTCGGTGACGAACCACACGCGTGGCCGACACGAGAGCTGTTCGACGTCATGTCCCTCGCCATGGGCGCGCGCCGGGATCCGCTGTTTCTGTTGCCCACGACCGCCGGCGTAATGTCCACCCGGACGGAGGACACGTCCCTGCTGTACGGGCTGTTCCTGTACATGCAGTCGATCATCCGCGGTGAGGTCGATGACCCCAGCTTCTGCGGCGTGTGGTGGAGCGCCGAGACCGAGGAGGCGGACCACCGTGACGAGCGGGTATGGCGTGAGGCAAACCCCGGCCTCGGTGATCTGCTGGACATCGAGGACCTGCGGTCCAAGATCCGCATCACCCCTGAATCGGAGTTCCGGACCAAGCGCCTCAACCTGTTCGTGCCGACCGACGACTTCTGGCTGCCGGCCGGCGTGTGGGACGCCTGCCGGCTCGGTGCTCCCGATCCGAAGGACTGGCTTCATGGCCTCGATCGCCGTGCCCCGGTCACGGTCGGCATCGACATCGCCATCGTCCACGATGCCTCGGCGGTCGTGGTTGCCCAGCGCAAGGGCGAGAAGGTGGTCGTTCGCGCGCGATGCTGGCTCAACCCGAACCCCGAGGGCACCAAGGCGCACCAGGACTGGCGGATGCCGCTGGACGAGATCGTGGCCGTCCTCCGCGAGCTGCGCCGGACGTTCCCCGCTTCTGCAGCGCGGATCGATGGTGTCGCCATCCCCGGCCCCGCGTACGTCTACGACCGCTACGGACTCGCATCGACTGAGCTCACCTTGGAGGCCGAGCACTTCGCCCTGATCCCCATCGCGCAGCAGGGTGGCTGGATGGTCGAGGCGTCGCGCCGGTTCTACGAGGCGGTCCTGGATGTCCGGGTCGAGCACGACGGTGACCCGACGCTCGCGGCCCACCTGCGGAACGTGGTCCCGCGTCAGGTAGGAGAGTCCGGTTGGCGCCTCGAAAAACCATCCAGGGCTCGCAAGATCGACGCCGCCGTGGCATCCGTGATGGCAGTGAGCCAGGCGCTCGAAAAGCCGCCAACCACGTGGACCGCGTTCGCCGCATAGATCGAGGCCCCCGCTACTGCGCCTGCCCCGAGCCCATGGACTACCACGACGACGGCTACTGCTGGTTGTGCGCCAGCCCGACCCGAGATGAGGATGAGCAATGACTGTTCCGATGCTCGACCTCACCCGGGGCCGCAAGGATATCGGCGGCGTGTTTCGCCAGTTCATGGGCATCAGCCAGGGACAGCCCGGAGGGCCCACCGGCCTTCGTGACTTCGGACGCCAGCCCGCCGATGAGGCGTGGGTCTACACCTGCATGACGATCCGGTCCGACAACGTCGCGGGCGTGCCGCTGGTGGTCCAGGTGCGTGATGGCAAGGGCTGGGTGCCGCTCGAAGGCGTCAAGGACGACGCCGGCGAGGCGCTGCAGCATCTCGTCGATGACGTCAACCCCGCGTGGGAGGGCGCATCGCTGCAGGCGTTCACGGATGCTGGTGCGTCCATCCACGGCGGTTCGTACTGGCGCAAGGTCCGCGGCATTCTCGGCGGCCCGCCCCAGGAGCTGCACTGGCTGTCGGGCGCGGACGTGGAGCCGGTTATCAAGGATGGGCCGTTCCCGTCGGAGTACATCCACCGCCCGGCGGGACAGGGCACGGAGGCCAAGATCCCGGCCAGGAACATCATCGCCTTCCGCGAGAGCGTGAACCTGGAGAACCCGTACCGCCTGCTGTCGCCGCTGTCGGCCGCGCGCTATGAGATCGCCACCAACAAGCGCGCATCCGAATGGAACGCCGCGCTGCTGGAGAACTGGGGCATCCCGGCAGGCGCTTGGGTGGCCGCCCCCGGCGCGGAGATCAATCAACAGGATCGGGGCTTTATCAAGCGGGCGCTGCGCCAGTTGCGCGGGCCGGGCAGCCAGGGCAAGACTCCCGTTCTCCCGGCCGGGCTCACGTTCCAGCCGTTGAGCATGAACCAGAAGGACGCCGACTGGATCAGCAGTCGCAAGGTGTCGCGGATGACCGTGTGCGCGATCCTGGGTGTGCCGCTCGTGCTGGCGGGCGACGACGAGAAGGCCGCGGTGTACGCCAGCGTGCGCGACGCCGAGCGGGTCATGTGGCGCCTGCGGCTCATCCCGTCCCTGGACCGCCGGGCCAGCCGCCTCGACTCGTGGCTCGTGCCGGACTTCGACAAGAGCCGCAAGCGTCTGCGGCTGCGGTACGACTACTCCGGCATCGAAGCCCTGCGCGCCGCGCCGGCTGAGGACCAGACCGCATGGCAGGGCTGGATTGACCGGGGCCTGCCACTCAACCGTGCTGTCACCCGGTTCGGCATGGGCGATCCGGTCGAGGGTGGCGACGAGCCCCGTTTCAAGCCCGAGCCGGTGGTCGGCGAGCCACGCCCGGCCGAGTACCAGACGAGCTCCCAGACCGGCAGCGAGCGCAGGCCGCCCACACGGGCTGCCGACGTCGTCCGCCATCTCGGCAAGCGCCTGTACCAGGACGAGGCGATCAAGGCGTATCTCGCCTCCGATGACGATCAGGGTCGGCTGGACTGGCTCGGCCCCTTTTCTGACTCCGACCGTATCGCACTGGCGGATGGCCTCCGCCATCGCTACAGCGCCGACCAACTGCTGTCCGGTGTTCCCGCAGAGGGCTACGCCGGCCTCGAGGTGACCCCATGAAGCACGTTGTGAAGTTCGCCGAGGGCTCCCGGGATCTGATCGAGGGCATGCTCGCCCCGTTCGGGGGTCCCATCAAGGGCAAGGATCTTGACGGCGAGTACTTCTCTGCCAGGACGGCGTTCGAGCTGGAATGGTTCGGCGACTGGCAGCGGCCGCTGCTGTACCACCACGGCCTTGACCCCGAGATCAAGACGTCGGTCGTGGGCCGGATCAAGGTCACGCCCACCGACAAGGGCCTGTGGATGGAGGGCCAGCTTGACAAGGCGCACGAGTACGCCACTGCCGTAGCGGATCTGGTGGACAGCGGCACGATGGGACTTTCGTCGGGCTCTGTGTCCCATCTCATCGAGACCGATGCCAAGTCGGGCGAGATCAAGCGATGGCCGCTCATCGAGGGCTCCCTGACCCCGACGCCTGCCAACCCTGAGGCGAAGGCCGCACCGGTCAAGTACGCCATGAAGTCCGCCGACGCCATCGAGCATCTGGCGGTCCTGGGCGTGGCGGCACCGGAGGGCATCGAAGAGCCGAAGGGCGCGAAGAGTTACCCGGCGTGGGATGCCTCCACCGCCGCGAGTCTCATCTCATCGCTGGCGTCATTGCTCGGATCGTGCGATGACGAGGCCATGTGCGACCAGCTGCGGACCGCCATCGACAGCCTCACCGCCTATATGACATCCAGCGTCGCTGCGGTGGGAACCGAAGATGACATGGCCGCCATGAAGGCGATTACGACAGTGTTGACCCCCCAGGCACTCCACGATGCCGCCACAGTTTCCGGTGCGAAGTGCCCGG